CGGATCACCAGACGACAGTTAGCCAAGTTTACTAAAGGTGTTCTCAGGAATCCGCCTGATGAGACGGAGCTTGCCAGGGTCAAACGTTATATAGATCTTGGTCTCGAGTCTCTGAAGCGTATCCGCGATGTTGAGCCACCGGCCCCGCAAGGTGATCCTATCATTGCTTACGTTGGTAGTGATAGTAGGCGTGGACCCACGGGTATTACGCCGTCTTCTAGAACCGCTCCTGAAAAGGCCACTGCTCTTACGAGCTTGCGCCAGTTCGCTTACGGTGAGGCTATGCAAATTGCACCTCACATACTAGACGGGACCCTCCGTGGTTCTGAACAGTATTATAACCACTACGTAACTACGATGATGGAGGCCGGTATTGCCTTGCATAGTCTTCCCCCAGTAATAGGCAGGATTGCCTTACTGCAAGAGAAAGGATATAAACTCAGAGCGATAGCTAATCCAGCACGCGCCTGGCAACAGGCCTTTCGGCCGCTCCAACGCTATCTGGAAAAGGTAGCTCGATTACTGCCGGGGAACTGGCAGTTCGATCAGGAGGAAGGTAGACGCAACGCTCAAATACTCCTTAGACGCTTTGGGTACGCCCAGAGTATTGATTTGGAAGGGGCGAGCGATAATATACCGCTAGACCTCCAGCTGCACGTGTTGCGACGACTAGGAATTGATGAGGAGTGGGTTCAGTTGATTATATACTGTTCCCAGGGAATGTGGCTTTTACCCGAGGAAGTCAAGGAGTGCTATGACTCTCTACGTGAGAAAGACTTCGCGACTTGGCCTTGGCTAAGGGGGTTCAGAACAGATGTGATACAATGGCTTCAGGGTCAACCCCTTGGGCTCATTTTCTCTTTCAATCTGTTCGCTATAACACTAGGGTTGATCTATGCAGGGGTTAACTACCACTTGCGTGATAGTGACTTTAGTTTTAACCCAGACGCAGACTGTAAGTTTGTTTTCGTGGGCGATGACCTTGCTCACTTTGATAAACTGCAGGCGGATCTTGTAAAAGATCTACTTGCTTCAGTAGGAATTCCGGTGTCGGCGGACAAAACCGTCGAGAGTTCCGAAGCCGTCGAGTTCACTTCTCGCCTTATAACATGTCAGAAGATTATCGCTTCCCCGAAGTGGAAAGCTTTTGACGATGATAACTTCTTCGATTTCGCTAAAGCGTATGGGGATCGTGTTCACTGGTTCTACCCCTGGAAGTGGAGACGATTATTATACCTACTCGAACAAGTACCAGAGTGGCGTGGCGGTTTAGGGAAAAACCCACAAGGTGTGGACCTGAAAACTCGCGAATGGCCATTTGTTGGGCTTGCGGATAGTAAACCTATTCGGCCAGCAGTGAAGCTGGGGCTAGCTGGTGCGCGTGCAACGGAACTGTTTTTCATGAGTCCAATTGCGGCCCTGGATAACAGTGCACGTTTGTTTGACATTAACGTGCGTAGAACATCCGACCAGGATGTTCGTGATTTTGTGAGAGGGTTGGTACCTGCTGAAATGCAGGCCAAAGTAGAGAAATTCTCTGCTCTTGATTATCTCACTGAAGACTTCATTCAGCTGCTCTCTATTGCTAGAGATGTTGCCTATGAAGCCGATCATACGGACGAAGAGTTTAAAAGCATCCTTCCTGCATTTCTGCGAGAGATGTACGAAGAGCACCTGCGTAGCAGGGATCCAGTACACTTACAAAATTGGGAGACGCCATCTCGATGGTTCCTAAACGTGGTTGAGCCGTTGCTCCCCGTTGAAGCTAAAGCTGGGACTGTTAGGCTGGTATCGAAACGTCGTCAGTTGGAGCGCCTTGCCAAATCGGCAGGCCTTTGTTGAGTGCCACGTACGAGTCTGACATCAGTGTCAGCTTATAGCACAAGAAATGGGTCTTTTAAGGCAGGGATTTAGAACCCCTGGACCCGGGTAAGTAGAGCACATGTGAAAGCATCGTGAAG